TATAAAATGTATTTAAAAAATGTCTCTATTAACGAAATAATTAGACAAACTAAATTAGATAATAATTCTATTGAAGAAACAGTAAAAAAAAGAGAAAACAATAATTCAAAAAAAATAAAAACTAAAGAAGTTGATAATATATTTATTAGTATTAATAAAAATGATTATATAGAATTACAAAATGACGTAAAAAATATGAAAAATGATATTAAACAAATAAAAAATACACTTGGAGAATTAGTTGAAATGATGAAAGCAGTTTATGAATTTGAAGATACTTAAAATAGGCGTTTTAAATGTCCAAAGGTGTAAGAATTAAATAGTTTATTTAAACTATTTAAAAATATATGTATGATTACATACTGGGAAGGGAGGAGCCCTAATAGACCCCCATCGTTTCCTAACAGCTATTATTTTCCTTTTAATTTATTATAGTATATAAAAAATAAAAATATATAATTTCGTATATATATATTACAGGAAACAGTATTTATTGAGTTTTTATATATTCTCATACCCCTCGATTTAAAATTAAAAATTGAATATGATAATTAACATATAATTATATAATATTCAATATGACTACAATTAATCCTATTAAAAATCCTTCAATATGTATTCCAAGGGTATATTCTTCTATTAATAAAAATTTTATTAAAGATATTATACAGACCAAGCTTAATCTTGGTATTATAAAAAAAATAGATATGATTAATACAAATGATAAAAAGTTTAGAAAAATATTTATTCATTTTGACTCTTGGAATGACAATGATGAGGAAATTAATCTTATTAAAGATAAATTCTTATTAGGTAAAGTTGTTAAGATTGTATATGATTTTCCTTGGTTTTGGAAATGTTCTTTATACAAACCCTCATTATAAAATACTTAATATAATATAAAAAAAATTTTTTATATTATATATGAATTTTGGTTCTATTACTATTGAAAAAATAGATAATAATTATTCTTTTAAAAATAATGATTCCCCTTTTTTTCCCATTTTTATAGAATCACTCCAACTTCCTTTTAAAACTAATTTTTATGCTAATAGTGTTGTTTCGTTAAAAGATTTTATTTTATCCAATCACTTTTCTATTTATATTGCTCAAAAACTATTAATTTCTCTCTATAATCAATTACATATTCTTGAAAAATATTCATTATCCATTTCTTATTTAGATTTATCTGATATTTTAGTTATTGATGATAAGTCTTTTTTTATTTGTAATTTTAATAAATTTTATAAGATTGACCATTTAAACAATATATTAGTTTCTGATGTATATGATAAAAATAATCCTTATTTATCACCTTTATTTATAAAAAATAAATCTATTCCATTTTTATCTCATAAAAACGATTTCTTTTTTAATTTAGCCTTAATTGTTTTAGATTGTTTCCGTAAAACTAATTATTTATTAGTTAATCTCTCTGATGAAGATATTTTAGATTACTACAAATATACAAAAATTTATAAAACATTAAAACTATGTATAAATCCAGATATTTCAAATCGCTTATTTATTATTTTTTAATTTCTAATGCTATTTTATATGTCTCTTCAAACTCTTAAAAAAAAATCTCGTAATAACAGAAGATTTGCTCCTATTTCAGGACGAGGAATTAATGGATTTTCTTTAAATGGTGGATATAGAAATATAGGTGGTATTGGTCAATTTAGAATGATTTCTAATACTACACGAACACCATATAAAGGTGCTGTTGCTAAAGGAAATGGTGGTAAATTAGGAAAATATTATACAACAACCAACCAAGGTGGTGGCTTAAATTCAGGAAGTTGTTGCACTAATGATAACCAAATTATTAAAAAATCCTCCATTAATAATGCTGGTATGATTGATACCAAATATAAATGGATGAAAGGCACTTATCCTAATTTTTGGGTTCAAGAAGATGATACCGAATCTAGATCGGGTACAAGAGATCAATCCACTTATATTCAAAATTTAACCAAAAAATATGGCTCATGTGTTTTTATAAATATTCAATCATCTGGTAATTGTGCTACTACTACTGAAACAGACCCATTTATTTATTCTTGTGGTGGTAATAGGAATGCCTGTTCTTATTATATTGGCACCAAAAAATACATCAGAATGCCATATGCTAAAAACTTTAATCAACCTGCTATGTCACAAGGTCAATATATTACTACTGGAGGTGTTTCAAAAAATAATTGCTTACCTACTCCTGCGAATAAACAACCTTTCCCTATGAAACTTAATCATAATACCAGTCAACCTTCTCATAAACTTACTAATTCTGGAACCAAAACTAGTGCTTCTATTGGAATCGGTTGTCAAACTAATTATTTGACATGGCAAGAAGCACAATCCGATGGAGCTCTACCTGCTGATTGGAGTCCTGGAACTGCTACTCCTGGTAATTATACAGATTTAGTTCAAAGAAGTTCTAATTATCCTAATCCAAATCTTAATGGTATTACTCCAAACACATAAAAAATTATTATTTTATTTTTGTTATTTATTATACTTTACAAAAATAATTATTTTTTTCTAAAAATCTATTTCCTTGACTAATATGATTGGTCTCATAATCTTTCACCTTACATTTTATCAAATTTCCTTTTCCATCGCTCCATATTACATTTTTTATTTGTAGTGATTTCATAAACTCACCACATCTCTTACATGGTGCCGAATCTTTATAACTTTCTTTTGAAGTTTGACTGCTGTTTTTTCTTACAACGTACAAACTTACCTTTCCATAAAAAACACGACCTTCTTTTCTTAGCCGAGAACGACGACGACTTCTTACTCAATCTCTTTTCCAATTTTCTCATTACATCAATCTCGGCATGACAACTACATGTATTCTTCAAAAATCCATCAGAAGATTGTGTTCTATCTGAATTATATCCACGAGCAATTATTTGCCCTCCCAATACAGCAATACAACCATGTTGGTGATGTACCATATTAGATTTATTGGCTTCCATAAGAGCATAACTAGCAAAACGCTCATCACGATTATTCAACGAATTAGACAAGAACGAATATGACATTTTAAATGTAAAGAATACTTATTTATTAATTATATATTTTATTAAAAACTTCTTCAATTTTATTTTTAATAAACTCATATAAAGCTTATTTTATCAATTATTTATAATGATTGAATTATCCATGCTTACTCTTTTTATTTATGTTCCTAATGATAATGTCGAACTTAAACAATTTTATCTTAATCGTGCTGAAGATCATAATAATAAAGCTCCTGGTAAATATGCTGACTCTGGATTTGATTTAGGAATGCCTGATCATAAGATAATTTCTAATAGAGATTTTAGTGTTAAACTTCCTCTTAATGTTCATTGTTCTATGTATCGACCTGATGGGACTCCTCAAGCTTATTATTTATATCCTCGATCTAGTATTATTAAAACTCCTTTGCGTTTATCTAACTCTGTAGGAATTATTGATAGAGGATATAGAGGGGTAATTACTGCTGTAGTAGACAAAATTGGAGGGGAAGATGAATTCAGACTTGAAAAATTAAATCGTTATTTTCAAATTTGTCATCCTACTTTAGAACCATTTAAAGTTATTGTTGTTAATTCAAAGGAAGAACTTGGTTTAACTGAAAGAAATGAAGGTGGGTTTGGATCCACTGGACTCTAATTTAGCAATATTTTTATTATCTATTCGATATATATAATGGCCTATACTAGAGGAGCTAAAAGAAGAAGTTTATCTCGTAAGAGATCTTATGCTAGACGCGTTCGTAGATCACACTGTCGTGGAAAGGGACCTGCTGCTTGCAGAGGAACCTCTGGATGCAAATACAGTTCTGGAAGAAAGAGATCTTTCTGCCGCAAGAATAAAAATACTAAGAGAATGAGAGGTGGAAACACTACTCATGCCAGAGCTGGAGGAAACTCTACTCATGGCCAACCTGGAGGAAACACTAGTCATGGTTCTAACCATAGAGGAATGATGCTTGCCAGTTCTCAATCAGGATCTTCATCTGGCTCAGGAATGGGATCTAGAATGAGTCAATAAATATTTTAATTTTTATATATGATTTTATTATTATTATATATAATTGTCTATACTCGTTAAGTTAAAAGCAGAATTTATTTCGCAAGATATCTTATGCTAAAAGGGTAAGATAATCGATTCTTTAGTTAAAGTTAAAAATAGGAATAAATTTATATATACTTATATTTTATATGTATATTTACAAGGAAAAAGATTGTATAAATAATTTACTTAAATATTATCAGTATAATTATGCGGCTTCAGGTATATTATTTACATGTTGTATTTTAATTACCTATTATTCTGATAAAAAATATTTCAAAGGTCTATTAAGTTTATTCATTGTTTCTTGGGTAACATGGTATGGCCATTATGCATTACATAAATATCCTAATACTCCTATGGCTAAGTTCCATAAATTAACACATCATAGTCCATTTGGAAAAACATTTTGGGGTAAATTTTTAGAATATACTATTAATGAAATTTGGACTTTTGGGGGAGGTATTTTATGGTTACTAGTTTTATTACTTAAAAAAATAACTGGTGTATATTGGTTAAATCCATGGATTATTATGTGGTGGACAATATCGGTTCCCCTTGTTCATGAAGTTTATTACCATCAAACTACAACACCTAATATACATGATATACATCATAAACATCATTTAACAAGTTTACACCCCGATATTTGGGATATTATCTTAAAAACCAAAAAAGATAATACACCTATAGAAGATGAAACTTCAATTGCTATGGTTATGTTAGTATGGTGTATAATTTATTTATTTATTATGAAATTACTTAAGAAGAGATTTTAAGAATCCATTTGTTTTCATAGAAACAAATAATAAAATTACTAATATTTTAAGTATTACTAATAATAAACTTGTCCATAATAATTCTAAGGTATATAAAGATCTATCATTTTTAGTATATCGTTCTCCGAATATATTAATCGTATGATTAGCCATCATGTCTATCATACTACTAAAGTCATTTTTATTATATTTATCTTCAATTAAGGTAATAGGACAATCGCAAAATAAATAATTGGATAGTATTATTAAAAATATTATCAAAGATGTTATAGCTAACACAATAATATTGTTTGAAAATAAAATAATTAAAGCAAAAAATAAGGGCAATAAAGAATGAATAAATGTTATAAGAATTGATTGTATTTTATTAAAAATCATAATTTATATATTATATTATGATTTTTATTTTATTTTACAACTACGAAGTAATTTAAAAGATGATATAACAATAAAAAACGCACAAATAAAACATAAAAAACAATCATTTTGTTGTTGTGTTATTTTTCTATTAATAAGTGATTCTATTATCGGTTTGGAAAAATTTTTTGAATCTGTATTATATTCGTCTTTAGGTGTAATAAAATGCATAGGACATCCATCAAAATATATCCAAATTATAATATAAATAATCGGATACCAAAATACATTAATTAATATTTTATTTGGTAATAAAGGTAACAAAAATATTGATAAAGGTATTAACCAATGTAATAACCATATTATATTCATTTTACTATATATAAACACAATATTTAATTTATCGTTGACCTACATCTTTGTATCCATATTTTTTTAAAATTTTTTTTGCTTTATTTTGAATTTTTTTATAAGTTTTTCTTGAATGTTTAGGTTTGGAAGATTTATATGTGGATCTAGGTTTTCCCCATTCTCTTGCTCTAATGTAAGCAGAATAAACACCTTTGGGGTTCACCTTACATGTTCCTTTATTACAAATTGGAAAACTTTTATTTGGTCCTAAAAAGCATTTTTTTCCGCATTTTTTAAGCATTACTGTTCTAGCATGAGTCCCTGGGCTTAATTTTGACCATCCTTTTGTTGGTTGTCCTTTACGATTTTTACGAGTATAAGTCATTATACATTATTTAACGAAAAAAAAAATATAATTTATTAATAAAATGAGTGTAGATATTTCAAATAATTTTCAAATTAATATTGAACAAAGTGAAGATAATGAAAAAAATGAAATATTAAAAATGGCTGAACAAATGGTAAAAGAAGGAAATACAGCAGAAAAAAATGAAATTTTAAAATTGGTTGAACAACTGGCAAAAGGAGGAAATACAGCAGAAACAAGTGCTAGTTTAATTAAAGAAAGATGGGAACTTGGTCAATTTTTAGGATTAGAATATTCGGATAATGAAGGTTCACAAAAGACACAGTTAGAAGATTCGGATAATGAAGGTTCACACAAGACACAAATAGTACCTATTCACAGAATAATAGATCCGAAAATAGATAATTTAAAAAATGAATATAAAAGAACGAGTTATCATTCGGATAGTGATAGCGGGGATGAATGTAATAATATAAAAATGGAATTTGAACAATTACTTAATGAAAATGAGATAGCAGATATATATAAAAATAATAAACACAATTTAGTAAAAATTAATGGAAACGAAACGGAGGAAGATTCAAATACTAATGATTCAAATAATAGTGAAAATAAAAAAGTAATAAATACAAAACCTTTAATAGATAAAATCAATTCCAATATAACCAAAACTGAATTACTTGGAAAATTATCTAATCTTGAAATTGATTGGCATGACATGGATACTATTAAAAAATCGCTCAATGACACATTTTCATCTAATTTAGTATCCTTAAGTTCTACCCATTTAGATATTATTTGTAGTTATTTGAATAGTCAAAAAAGTATATATACAGAGTCTAGTTATTATACATCTACATGGCTTAATTATTTAATGATTCCAACAATAATTATAAGTGCTGGTGCCTCAGTTATTAGTGGAGCAAATGAAATGATCCCTCATGCACAATTAATAATATCTTGTATTACAGCTTTTAGTGCTTTTTTGTTATCAGTTATAAATTATTTAAAATTAGATGCTGCTTCGGAAGCACATAAAATTTCAGCTCATCAATATGATAAACTTCAAAGCCATATAATGTTTTTTTCAGGAAAAACTTTATTATTTAGTCAATCTGCCTTTAATTGCTATACAAGACCAGAAAGAGAGAGTAAAAGAATGTTAGAAAAAAAACAAAAAGTAAGAAATATGATAAAAGAACAACAAGAGAAGAATATAATAGACTTGGAAAAATTAAAAGAAAATTATAAAAAAGATAAAAAAGAACTTGAATACGAAATAAATGTAAAATCCGATGAATTACTAAAAGTTAAAATGGATTTAGATATATTATTTGCTAATCAAAATACTTTGAATAAAAATGAATTTAACATGAAAAAGACAAATATAGATGTCTTACAGACTAGGATACTTAATGAAAGGGAAAGAGCATCAGAACAATTATCACTAATTTATGAACAATTTAAAGAAAATAAATTAGATAAAAAAAATAAATTGAAAACTTTTATGAAAGATTTTGAAAGGTATCGTAGTGAAGCTATAGATGCTGGAACAATAGAATTAAATAATGAGGATACAGAGCAACAACAAAATTTAATGGCAAAAATTCTGGAAGAAATGGATGATGTTCAAAAAAAAATAAAAGAAATTAAAGAAACGAATCAATTTGAGGTTCCTAGGACAATAAGAAATAGGTATCCTAATGCTTATAATATTAATGTATTTTCTTTAATTAAAATGATTGAGGATTATAAAATTATATTAACAATTAAATTATGGATTTGTAGAAATAATTTAAGACAATATAGGGCTTGGATTAACTATTGTTCTGAATTAATTTCAAATGGAACTTTATCTGAAAACTCGAGAGAAATGGTAGAAAATCAAATAGAAAAATTTAATAAAGTAAAAGTAAAATGTGCCGAAAAAAAAAATATTATATATGAATCTATTGTTGCTTTATCTGTAGCTTATATTGAAATAGATGCTATTTTAGAAGATGAATTAAAACTAGGTGAAATTAAAAAAACATTCGGTTATTTTTATTATTTATGTCCTTGTTTTATAAAATTACTTCATGATAGTAGTTGGGTAGAAAATAGTTTTATTAATCATATTTATGAAAGTGCTGGTAAAAATGTTAAAAAATTACAAGCAATTGATAAAATCTCTAAAAATAGAAACTGGATTGGAAATAATTTAGATGAAGAAGATATTATTGGAGATTTAATGGTTTAATAAAATACAAATAATATTTAAAAACTTTTTAATTGTAACTATTATAATGGATAAAAGATCCAAGAAGAAAAATACTATTTCTCCTTTGAATTTAGATAAAATTATACTACAATGTCCTCATCCTCCTTTGAATCTACCACCTATTAGACATCCTATGTTTAATACTTCCACTTATTTAAATAAAAATGTAATGGCATTTGGAGTTGTAGGAAAAGAATTAGCCAATCTACAGAGAGAAAATCCTCAAATAAATAAATGCGATTTTTTAAAACTGCAAATTCAAGATTGTATTCAAACTGATTTTTTTTGTAATCATTTGTTTGAGTCTTATTTAACACAATGTTCCTTATAAGAATAATATTAAAAACTGGTTAATATTATTCTCGGTTACTGGATTCGAACCAGTGACAATCCGATTACGGACAGATTACTACTACAGTCAGATGCTCTACCCCTGAGCTAAACCGAGAGAAAATAGTAGAAAATTTATTCTACTTATTTATTTATATTTCTCTTTTTAAGTATTTTAAGTCATTTAAAATATATAAGAATAAATTATATCAATTAATTCTTTGGGTATATTTTTTTGGATATATATTTCTGGAATTATTTTTAATCTCTCTACATCTATACATTCATAATCATAATACCATTCATTAATTATAAATAAATCATCTATTTCACCTTCTTCACGACTGAATACATGAAAATGAGTTCCAAACTGGACTTCTGTAGATCCTTCATTATGATCATAATGAAATTTAGAATATAATTGTCCTATAGTACCTTTATCTAAACAATAATAATTTCCTATTTTCATTTCGTTAACATTATGGATTTCCATTGCTATATAAAAAAAATTTATTTATTTAAATTTTTATTAAAGTATAACATAATTAACTAACAACTACTTATTTGCTTCTCAATTTCTCTCTTGTTTACTTGGACTTGCTCTGAATACATTTCAATGTTACTCCCCTCTTCGTGATAGGGCGACATTACAAATCTAAACACCTCTACTTTCTTTGTCTGACCAATTCGATGACATCTAGCTATGGCTTGTTGTTCTGTCTGTGGATTCCAATCTGGTGTAACAAAGTAGACTTCATTGTAATTTTGTAGGTTTAAACCCTCACTTCCAGTTTTGATTTGGATAATAAGGACATCTACTATATTTCCCAGTATTGCTTTTCTTTGACGCTTACTTACACGACCATCAATATATTCCACAATTAATCCCTCCTTGGAAAGACTATTTTTCAAATAATCTATTTCGCCATGGAAATTAGAGAAGACAATCTTTTTATTTCCATTGTCTTTTCTCTCTACTATTTTCTGGATCACTGAATCCATTTTGCTATGGCCTTTGGTGCCTTCAAAGTTTTGATTCCTAATTAGTCCTAGCTTCTGGATTTTTTTGATGCTCGGAATCACTGTATTTGGTAATACACACATCATTCTTTCGTATAGCATCATAGCCAACATCATCTTCTTGTCGCTTTGTATATTCTCATGGACATCTTCCGTCAATAGTTTTTCTTCTGGATTAGTCCATTCTGTTTCAATTCGAGTCTCAGTTAGATCTGGTAAATTTATACCTACTTGTGCCTTAGTTCTCTTAAGAACAATAGTATCTACTAGTTCCCTTAGTATCTCCGATTTGATGAATTCTTTTTTGTCGATTTTTAAAATTTCAAACAACGAATAAATATCGTTGATATGATTTTGGATAGGTGTCCCAGTAATTAGCCATGTAATTTCTGATTTTAATTCTCGCACTACTTTTGTCACCTTTGTTTGGCGGTTTCGAAGGTGATGAGCTTCATCAAAGATTATCCGTTTCCACTCCACCCTGAACAGATTTTTATTTTTTTTGTAGTCAGAAAGCAATGTGCCATATGTAGTCAAAATGATTGGGATATGTTGTAGACGACTTGCTGTGAAAATTTTTGTATTGGTTCCGTGATACACAAAAGGAATATGTCCTGTAGTTTTTATGAATTGGTCTTTCCATTGTTCTACAAGAACAACGGGAAGAACGATTAAGTTAGGCATACAAAAGTTTTGAATTAAATTTCCAATCATCATGATTGTTTTTCCTAGACCCATCTCATCAGCAATTATTCCTCCTTTACAAAATTTTTCTCCCTTTTCTCTTTCAGTGATCCAACTTACCCCATCCTCTTGGTATTGCTTGTGTCCCAGTTTGCTGTGTTGTAAAAAGTTTTTGAATTCCATTTTCTTTAGAAAACTGTAAGTAATTAATAAGATTCCCCCATTTGAAAAAAAACACATCAACTTTTTTTTTAATTTTGCTATATTTTTTGGAAATATTCTATACAATCTTCATAATTGGGATGGGACCAAATACATTCTTTATATACTGGTTCATAACCGTCATTAAATAAATAAATATAATAAACAAATCTACATAAACTTATTACAAACCCAAATGATATTAGTGTAAAAGAAACTAAATCAAAATTAAGTAAATATATAAATCTTAAATACTTACCTAAGTAGTAACTGAGAACGAATAACAACAATAAAATTAACAACATATTTTAAAATTTAATTGGCTTTGCTTGTAGTTCCGCTTTTAGTAAATGACACTTCAACTTTTTTCTCAGAAGGAGAGGAACTATGTTCCTTTTTAAAATTTTTAATTATACCTAAAACTGATAAAATTCCAAATATATATAAGAACAATTTGGTATGTCCATCAACACATACTTGACCTTTAGTGTGTGGAAAAAATAAAATCATCATAAGAATACCCATTGAAATAATAAACAAATGCTCCATTTTGTCTTGGAAATTTTCATATTTTTGTGCTTGAGATTGTGTTCCCTTATGAGACGCATATAAAGCTAATAACATTGATATTAGGAACAAAATTTTTACAATTAAAATAAAGTAAAGGAATGCTTCAAAGAGAGGAGATTCTTGAACCGACATATATATTTTAATGAGATATTTAAAACTTATTTTAATATTAAATAATATAATTTAAAGGCATCTTACTATTCTACATTGTAATAGGAGATAGTTAGTGCATACAGCAAAGCAAAATTAAATTAAATTAAATTAAATCGCACTTAGCAAGGGTAGTCCATGATTTTTATCTTCTCCGTTTTTTTCGTTTATTTTTAAATTATTAAATAAAAGGTAAGTTTAGCTAATTATAAATTATTTTTTTATATATTGTGTATCTAACTTTTACTAACCTATTTTTTTCAAAACAAACATAGGCTGTGCTCTTTTAGCTCAGTTGGTTAGAGCATTCGCTTAGTAAGCGAAAGGTCATGAGTTCGAATCTCATAAAGAGCTTATAGTTCATGTAGCTCAGTTGGTTAGAGCATCGGTCTTATGAGCCGAAGGTCTGCGGTTCGAGCCCGCACCTGAACAAATGGATTTTCATATTGTTCCATTAAACAATATTTAGGCTCAGATGGCCGAGTGGTCTAAGGCGGCAGACTTAAGATCTGCTATCTTCGGATGCGTGGGTTCGAACCCCACTCTGAGCATCAATGGCTTTGTATGAGTGTGCCTTAAACAACATACATTCCTACAAACAGCAAATTAATATTAATCAATAGATAAGAATAAATACGATTTATTCATTAATGTTTACATACAGCAATTTTTCAAATTAAATATATAATTAAAACTTGTAAACAGCAAGTAGGAAGCAGATGCTCTTATAGTGTAGTGGTTATCACTCAGGACTTTGAATCCTGAAACCTGGGTTCGAATCCCAGTAGGAGCTTACTTAACTCGGTTAGCTCAGTCGGTAGAGCGCACGCCTTTTAAGCGTGTGGTCCAGGGTTCAAGTCCCTGATCGAGTGACGGATAGGAAAGGGAGGATGCCTTTAAAGAACTCCCAACGGGAAATGGAGAGACATAACCCCAAAAAAAACGGTGTCTCACAGTCTTAAGCGTGAAGTAGGGGAGAAGGGGGGCTTAAGACATGGGTATTTGCGTGGAAATGGAGAAACATATTCCAATATTGGTGCTGATTATTTAACAAAATTAAACCTCTGAGCAATGTGACAAGTTTTGAGTTAAATAACAGAAGTGTAGTGTTTCACAGTATAAAGCGAGGTGAGGGGCTTTTTACATATAAATTTATATTAGATTATGGGTGTGTATATATGACCTGAATATGTCATTAAACTGTTTAAATCTCTGATAGCTCAGTTGGTTAGAGCATCCGACTGTTAATCGGGAGGTCGCAGGTTCGAACCCTGCTCGGAGAGCTTATATAGAAATTTATTTAAAAACTTAATATATATATGTTTAATTTCAATATTTTATTAATATCCTTATTATCTACAATTTTATTCGGTATTATAGATGCTTCTATTTTTTTAATAGGTGAGGAGACTCTTCAAAAAATATTAAGACAATCATTTAATTTTGATTTAGCAATGGCAGAGATTGCTACGGGTGGTTTTGCTGCTGCTGTTTCTATTTTTATTGCTACATTTGTATCTGAATCTATAGAATCTAAATATAAAACAATAGATCATCCATTAATAGATGCGATGGGAATAATTTTAGGAACGATATTTATTATTCTCATTTATAATTTTTTTTTAAAACAAAATCTTAACGAGCCATAAAATTTATTATTTTATTTTTTGGCCCGGCTGGCGCAATCGGATAGCGCGTGAGACTTCTAATCTCAAGGTTGTAGGTTCAAGTCCTGCGTCGGGTGCTTATTTATTATATTACTTTATAACTAATATAATCAATAAAATTATTTAAAGTTTTAACTACAATATATCATAAGCGTGTAAAGAATGAATGAAATGTTTTATAATGAGTGTAAAAATATTCTTATGCCTTTGAAAGAAAAAGGATGGCAATTTTTAAAACTAGACACAAATGAAATTTTAATGAGAAAAAAATTCGAACAATTAGAGGAAATTAAAATCAATCCTTTTGGAGAATCTATTGAATTTGTTCTTCCTATGGAAAATTCGTCTTTTAGTTTTTATAAAAGAATGAAAAAGGATGAACAAACTATACATTTTTTTAAAAATTATATTACATCAATATTATATGTATAAGTTTATTTCTAATTATGAAGTTGATGGTTCTTTTCAATTGGGTAATGTAAAACAAGAATTAAATATATTTATTACTCCTTGGACTATTGCACATTTTATATATGGTTATGTTTTTTATCTATTAGGTTTCAATTACTTATGGGGTTTTATTATTCATGGTTTATATGAATATGTTACTTTAACAAATAAAACAGTCCAAGAAAAATGGAAACATGTTTATGATGGTTTTAAAAAGGATTCCTATTTTAACACAATAGGCGATACTATATTTTTTATGTTAGGAATGTTTTTAGCCAAACATTACAATAATATTTATTTATTAATATTAATTATTTTTATTGGTATTTGGTTTTTCTATCCAACATATCAAAATTATTTGCTTATTGAAAGAATGAATTTCTGGGAAAATAAAAATTCTCAATTAAAAAATAGACCTAATAAAGACTATACAGATCAAAATTATTTTTTTTGGAGTATATGGATTTTGGTTTCTATTATCTTATTAATTAAATTAAAACTTAAAAAACAAATATAAATTTAATATATATAATGTCTAATTCTGTAGATTCAGCAACTACTACTGAAGAGATTAATATTTCTACCGAAGAAGTTAAACTTGTTGATTTAGTTAAGCAAGAAGCATTAAACATGCTTAAGGAAAAAATTACAAGTGAAATTGGAGATAAACAAGTTGATAAACAACTATTAATGAAATTATTAGTTATTGGTATGGAAACAGTTGAAAAAACCAAGGTAAAAGGAAAAGATCAAAAAGATATTGTAAAAGAAGCTCTAATACAAGTTATTAAATTAGAATCTGTTAAAGTTCCACATGAAGAAGGTTTAATAACATTTTTGGAAAATGATGTAGATAATGTTATTGATTTGGTAGTGGATGCTTCAAAAGGTAAACTTGATATTAATAAAGCTGAAAAACATGCTATTACATTAGTTCAATGTTTATTTTCATGTTTAAAGAAAAATGAACAAAATTAAATATATATATTTCACAAATGTATCAAATAAACAAACAGCAAAATAAGACATTATTATTATTTGTAGAACAAAAATTAAAATTTATATCAAATAATAATAAATTAAATGGATTTATTGTATTTATTTTACATTTATTATTTCAGTTAGTAAGCATTTATATACTCTTTTTTTATCCTATTTCTAATTTATTTTATTTTACATTGTTTTTATGGATTATAATACTCATTTCTAATCATATATTTAGAGGATGTATTTTAACTAAAATTGAGAGATATTTATGGCAAAATAATGATTGGTTCGGACCTTATTATATTTTTTGTAATTTAAATACTTGGTCCTCAAATAAAATTAAAAATATGTATATTTGTCAAATTACATTTTTAATTACATTACTCTTTATTAGAATATTATTCAAGGTCTAGTTTTTTAAAAATGCGATAATTTTTTATTAATTTCCCATATCCTCCACCACCTTCTATAAAATATTTAGCTTTTGATAATAATATAAAATCTTCATCTGGATTTCCTCCTACCTTAAATTCAACTTTAAATCCATATTTCTCCAGTTGAATTTTGTATAATTTCAATATTTCTATTGATTCCTCTATTCCCTTATTTTTACGATGACATCCTCCTACTATTTTTATTGTTTTTGGTGCTCCATTTTTTACTAGCTTTTTTAGTTTCTCAAAATAATGACTCCAAGGATTAAAATAATACATTTCATTAATTCCATATTTCAATAATAACCCATTTATACATATCTCTCTTGGTGATAGTTTCCTTTTAAATCTTACATCATTATCAGCTAATACTACATCTCCTAAACGCAAATGTATATATATTTCATCATTAATATTAGGTTTAAAATTATGATTTTCAATTACTTTATCTAATAATTTTAACTCTGTTCCTTCCTGAGTACAGTTTTCTATATTTAATTTTGATATATAAATACTTACTATTGATTTTGGATATTCATGTAAATACCTTTCGTATTCATTTTCATATTTATTGTTTATGCTTTTCCCATATCTTACCATCGGAACATTTAACATATCAGATAATCTATATGCTTCCCAATTTGTATATAAATTACTACTTAAATCCATACTTCAATAATATAATTTATTACTTATTTTTAAACAATTATATTATTAATTAAAAATTAATTTATGCGCGTCTTGCAGCAGCAGCGGCACTGGCAGCAGCACCGGCAGCAGCACCAGCAGCGCGTCCCATAGCGGCAGCACGACCAGCAGCTTTGGAAGCAGCAGCAGCGGCTCCAGCAGCCTTGGCAGCAGAAGCACCACGGGCAGCACCAGCAGCACGACCGGCAGCCTTGGAAGCAGCCTTGGCAGCAGCAGCAGCGGCCTTGGCGGCCTTGGCGGCTCCCTTAGCGGCAGCCTTCTTCATTGATTTAGCTCTACGAGCAGCAGCTCCAGCAGCAGCGGATTTTCCTCTGCGGGCACTTTTACCTCTTGAGGCGGATCTTCTTCTTGACATGTTGGCCATTATATATAATAGGAACAAAAAAATATAAACTCACTTAAATATTCTTTTTTTTTCCTAAATTACCAAATAGTATCAGTATTTTCCCACCACATCCCATCGCCTTTCTTTACATTATATAATTCCCTAAAGATTTGTAAACGCGACAATGGACAATTACATCTATATTTCTCTAAAGGATGTGGATTCTGTTTTAATTGTGCTGGTATTGCTTTATCAAATATCTGTTGTCGTGCTGATATTGCAGTAAATATATAAAATTGCTTTAATGATAAATCTTTTACAAGCGGTATTTGATTATTAATTAACTGATGGATAAATAAATATTCTTCTGCTAAAGCTAATCCTGATATGTCTGCTAAAGATTCTCCTACACCTGTACTAGCATCAAATTCTATTCCATCTTTAGCTGCCGCCTCTTCATATTGCTTTACAACATTATCTATTTTCTTTTGATATTTCTTTCTATCTATATCAGTCCACCAATTATTCATATTTCCATTTTCATCAAACTTACTTCCCATATCATCTAAACTATGACTTAACTCATGACCTAATGTATATCCCATATACGCTAAATTATATTCTATTCCATAATTCTCTAAATCCAAAAATGGTTTCTGTAAAAAAGCTTGTGGCACATATATAGAATTACTTGTTGGTCTATAATAAGCGTTTACCATATATGCTTGCGTTCCTACTAATTTAAACTCATTCCAATCTACCTCTGGAATATCTATTACATGTTTCCCTTCTAAATCAATAAATCTTTTTCTTTTCCAACTTGATAATATTTTTAAATTATGATATGGATTATCATCTACATAATCCAACAATGGATCTGGTTGTAATGCTTGGTGTTTTGTTTGTGCTGTTTTAGAATCTGGTGTTCCTATTACCACTTCTAGCTTTTTTAATTTATTTATTGCTGCTCGTCTTGTTGAATCTGACAACCATGTATTTCTTTTCAGTTTTCTTATAAATACCTCTTTCAAATCATTTACTATATTATATACATAAACCGTATTTATTGGATTAAAATTCTCTTTTACATATAATTCTGTTAATAATGTATTATAAGTTACTGATAACATAAATATTGGGTATAATTCTTTTGGAAATCTTACTGGTTGACCTGTTACAAATTTCCCATAAAAATCAAAATATACTTCATTCCAATCCCATTCAAATCTTATTAATTGTTTATAATTGATAAATAAATACCATGTTTTCCATTCTTTTGTTGTCCATTTTTCTTTCATTAATTCCATTATACATTTTAATGAATTTAGACTTGATACGATTATTTTATTTGGTATCTTATCTTTTGAATAACCTTGTTTTATACAAAATTCTGTCCAATTTAATCCATACTCTTCTTCTACTTGTTTCTTAGTTAATACATTATAATAATTCGGATCTTCTTTCTTTACTTTTATACATCCCATCGCATCTAATAACTGACATTCTACATTCCATACATCTATAGGATCATAATCCTTATATTCCTTCGGTAAACATATTTTAAAAACATTTCTAATAAATTCTAAATATTTTTTCTTAAAAGTTGATTTGAATTGTTTTGTTTTTGGACTATCCTTTGGATCTTCTATATAAACAAAATAATCATAAATTCCTAATTGAGGTGGACTTAAATGACTTCTATAAGTCTTTACATCTTTCTCGTCTGGCATTACATACCAAACTATCGGTGATTGCCATGACATTACTTCATCTCTATTTAAAAATACAAGCATATCTGTTACTGTTTTATTATTAGTTATATCTTCTACATCATTTTTTATCTTTCTTACTGCTTCATATGCTTTTTCTTTAGTATTATTCATTATACATTTATAAATTGCTTCTACACCTCTTGCTTTTTTTGTTTTTGGCTCTTGTTTTATAAATTCTTTTAATTTCCCTATTAATTCTCTGTATACCTCATCTTGTTTCATTCTAAAATCATCTATTTCTACATAGTATTTCGGATCCTTCTTTAATATTTGTGTTTGTTCTTTAAGCCATCCATAATTCGTATATGTATAATAATCTTGATTAGGAGCATATTTACTTTTTGATGTTTTTTCTAATTCCTTTTTTAGTAGTTCATGGTATTGTGTATATGATTTCTGATCTTTTGGTAATTTATCAAATATCTCCATATTATCTTTACTAAATAATCTTGCCAACACAGGTGTATTTTTTCGAATTAACATTTTATCAAATTCCTCTCCAGCTATTTTAAATATTTCCTCAGACGGTTCTATTTTTTTATCTCTTAATGGAAAATTCATTTTTTCTTCTTTTCTTCTTGCTATTTGTTTATCTCTTATTGTTTCTCCATACTTTTTTTTTACATTAAATCCTTTTCGTTTCCTTTGTGTTTTACTTCTTTTGTTATGAGCTGTCTTTTTTATACTACTAGGCATTTATACAAATTCATTAGAATAAAAAAAAAAAATAAATTTATTTAATATTTTAATTAAAACTATTGTCTACTTTAAATCTATCTCTACCAGTCCTCGTAATCATCTTCCTCTTCATCCGAAGAGTCCTCGTCAGCCCAATTTATTATTCTTTTTACTCTTCTTGGTTCTTCAATTTTCAGTGGTGCTACTGCTTCTGCTTCTTGGCATCCCTCCTTGTCGTAGCTACTCCATCCTCTAGATAACTCTTCTTTTTTGACTTTTGGCACACAAGCAGGCTTAGCAGCTATAGCTGCCCATCCTGTTAATTCTGGTGACTTCACAGGAACCTCTTCTTCTTCATCAGAATCCTCAGCAAACGCTTCGAA